AGGGAAAATTGGAGTTTTATGTAATCTACCTAATCCTTCAATAGATACATCAAGTAATGATTTAATAACCATTCTTCCTTCTTCTAAAGTACAAGTACCATAATTAATAGAAGAAAAAGGTAATTGCAATAGTTATTAACCATAGGCTTTTTATCCTATGCTCTGGAGATTTCTCTCATTTTCATCGAATGGTCATTTCCATTCCAGTGTAGCATACATCTTCACCCTCAGCATTATCTGTTAGGGGTTGAGCACTCTTGGTGGGATTATATTTATTCACCCACTATGCGTTACGGTGATAACTAGCCTTTCGCAATCTAGTTATTTACCTCGGTATTGCCATGAATTATTTGTAAGAAATTATTATATTTACGAGTTAAGAAACAATCATATTTATTTTTATAAATATAATTACCTATTTTTTCAATATCTGACTGTGATGCCCAAGTAATTTGCCAAAGATTTTCAGCCGCATGTAATACTTTTACATCATATATATTTAAAGTTTTAACAAGATAATTTTTTAATTGATTAACAGTTTTTTCATTTCCACAAAATCCAACTTGATGAGATTTAAAAGAAATCCATCCATCGCCATCCATCATGCCTCTAATTAGATGGGGCATCATGTCTGCCGAAAGCTCTGGCATCTCACATATAAAAGTTTTTTGTGGAATTATACCATATTTAGCTAAATCTTTTTTCCATTGTGCGCTTCTTAATTGAAAAATTCTTTCGCTATGTTTACCGTCTTCTCTAATAATAATTTTATTTTCGTTGCCAGTTTTTTCTTTAAAAATATTTAATATTTTTTCATCTTTAGAAGATAATGCTAAACGAATAATATCTTCCTTTAAAGAAATATTACCATCAGTTAGCATTAATCCTAAAAAATAAGCTTTATCAATGCTATCTATTTTTTCAAAATAGTTATCATTTAATTTGAGATTTGCATATTTATTATCTCTAGGGATATCATTTTTTTTCAGTATGTTACTAATTGTATTAAATGTTACATTAAAACAATCAGCAATAGTTTGGCAGCTTTCTCCATTTTTATATCTTGTTATAATTTCTTGTTCAGGTATAGCATAAATTCCACCTTTAGTTCTTGTTGGAATATTATTTCTATTTAAAATTGCCATGACTGTTGCACCCGAAATATTGTAAGGCGCTCCAGATTTAGCCATTGATAAACCTGACTGATATAATTTAATAATTTCTTGTTCTGTTTCTAGACTTATTTTTTTCATCATCTTAATATTCTCCTTTGCGATATCTTTATTTTTTTATTATTATATCCAAAATATCTTAAGATGCTAATACTTTTGTCTAAAATAATTTTTAGGGTTTACCGATTTTGCTCAATTTTTTACTAGGGGTTTCGCCCTAGGGAAACCAATTTGTTAATTTCCACTCCTGCTTTGTAGTGTATTACATTTATCTTCACGTAAAGTCGCTAATTTTACGCAGTTCTCTTATGAACTTCTTTATGTCACCATAAAGATGAGACTATATCTTCATCCCTTTTTAAAAAGGGAGGCTATCATTTCGAGTCGCTTGACTCTACTCCACGTTGTATGTGGATAGTCGTTAGGCATTTATTGTATCGTTTATTTTTTTAATGATACAAATTTAGCACGGGATTATCTTAAAAAGAACTCCCCCGTTTAGATAGCTATGTTCTTAACATTACTGTTAAGTCGCCCTAATATCTAAGGTTGTGAAATAGACCTTCGGCAGCTTGATGTACTTCTTGTTCGGTCATACGCAAAGCATACTCATAAGCTCTACTATTTTGAGTATAAAGGTCATCATTTATTGAAATACTTTTCCTTTGTTCTTTTGTTAAATCAATTCTATCTTTTCCTTCTATGAATTCCAAACCATCATTATAATGTTTATAGAAAGAAAGACGCACATAAGGAACCATAGTCCAATCTAGATGCGTGGAAGAAACTCCACCAAATTGTTGTAACGATTGGATCTGAAATACAACAGCAACTAATTGAAACGCTGTATTAACGCTTCCAGCTGGTCTTACATCTGTTTGACGAGTATTGAAACCATTTTTTAGCAAATCATCAAAAGGTACACTTAAACAATTATGAGCGCCTATTGCGTAATTGTCTAAATCATGTATATAAATACGATTATTTTCGTGATTATATTTAGTAAGTGGTGATACTAAATAATCTAATGCGTATTTTTTTGTTACTACCGCTGTTGCCTCTCCAGTTCTTCCTCCAAAAGAATGTTCATCAACATTTGCATTTTGATTTTGAACATTAGAGGCGGTTAACTTTTCTGAAATGGCATCCCATAATTCTTTAGACTGTGAACGAGCCATAGAATGAATTAAACGATAATTAATATAAGCTTTAGCAACTTCCTTATGCTTTGAGTCCATAAGTTTGGTTTCAACTAAATCTTGAATTTCTTCTACCGTACATTCGTTTTGCTCAATTTTAGAAATGTCATTGGCAATTCTTTGAGCCACTTTTTTGTCAGGAACATAATCATTATTAGTATAACTAACATCGATCATTGCTCCCATAATTGCTTTAGTAATCTTTTCTTTTTCAAAAGGTACTTCTGTACCATCACGTTTAATAACCTTTCGCATAATGAACCCCCAAATATATAAAATACTTAAAATTACTTATCTTCCACTTTAAAATTATGAAGAATGTTATTAAACTTCTCCCAAGCATCTTTAATATATTTGAGTGCAGCGGATAAACATACTGTTAAAATTGCCAAAATCTGTACTACTTCTTGATACTCCTCTGGAATAGGAAGCCCATTCTCTTGAGCAAAAGGTACAATTAATGTAACTGAAATTGTAAGAAGAACAATACCAATACCAATAGCTAAAATTTTAAGAATGCTATTACCGAGTTTTTTCCAGCTAAACTTGTCTCCCATGATGTGAACGTTATACCACATTCCAAAAAAGATATTGCTTAAATAAGACAAAACTACAATACCTAAACCAATTCCCACATTTGTTAAATTATTTAAAATTAATTGTTCCATTTTATACTCCTTTCAACTATTTTCCGCTACTGCCTAATTGTCCAGCTCCCCTCAAACTTGGAACGGCTTCTACTTCTTCTTCCGTCCATTCTTCCACGTCAATTTCTGGAGTAGGAAGAACCAATGCTTGAGCTATCGCCTTTTCATAAGGGTAATAAATATTTTCTCCCTTTACTACCGCTGGATTTTTTCCTTCTTTATGAATACAGATAGGTTTATCTCCACCATTGTAAATACAAACCCACCATTCTCCTCTAAAATCAGCATCGATAACGCCAGCTGATCTTTTGATACCTTTTGATCCAGTAGAGCCTCTTTCTTCTAACAAAATAAAATAGCCTGGGTCAATTGCTGATTTTATTCCGGTTGGAATTAACTTTGTTTCATGCGGTTCTATAATAATGTAATCTTCTGTAAAACAAGCATAAACATCAAGGCCCGCAGAACCCTCGGACCTTGATGGTATTTTAGCACCTGTTCGACATTTAGCAAATTTAATTGCTGCTAACATTGTCGGAAACCTCCTTTTCATTTTGTGATTTTAATAAATTTTGCACCATTTCTTGAATATGCGGATCGTTTGAATTAATAATATCGCTTCCTAAAGTAACGGTCTGAGTGGTCCCATCATTCATCTTAATTCTCGCAACAGCAACCGGGGTAAACAACTTACAATCATGCCATTGATGAGTAATATCTTCCTCAAGGGTAATCTTTCTCCCTTCAGGAGTATCTTTAAATTGTTTTACCGTAAAAACGATATCACGATGTTGTTCTAACCAAGAACTATATTCTTTCGAATAACCGCTATTCTTATTAAGGAAAGGTAATAATTGACACTTCTGTCCTTCAATAAAAATTGCAGGATCAATCTGTTGAGTTTCTTCCTTAGCTCTTAAATCCTCAACGGTTTTAATAGCTTCCTCTCTTTTCATTCCCGTCTTTTGTAAGCTTTTAACCATTTGTCGTCTTTCTTTTCTATTCATGCTTACTCCTTTTCATCTAAAAATTCCTTTAAAAAAGTTCTCTTTTGAGAAACGTAATCTGTATCTATTGCCTTTGCGAGGGCCCCTGTTTGAGCAACAACAACACAATGCTTCTTAGCTCTTGTAATTAATGTATATAATAATTGTGAAGTCAACATCATTGGAGGGGTACTATAATCCAAAGCTCCAATAACAACTGGGGTATCACTACCTTGACATTTGTGAACCGTAGTAACATAACCGAGCATTAAAGAACCCGCAGCTTCTTTATAACTCAATCTGATTTCTCCGCCAGCGAGCGGAAAATCTACATATATATCATTACTTTCAATATGTGTAACGATGCCAGTCCAACCATTAAAAATCGGGCAAACTTCTCCTTCTAAATTAACTGTTCGATAATTATTTTTGATACACATAACTTTATCATTTTTGTGAATGTGGTAAGGTTTGTTGCGACTTCCGCAAATAATTTCCTCTCTACTATCATTACCAAAAATATCAAAAATATCTGATCCATCTTCATCTGGATTAACTATAGCTTGTATATCATTATTTAAATTATAAACGCAAGCTTCCCCTCTTTCTTTAATAGGACATATTACTTGGATTTTCATAATATCTTGTCCAACTAAATCACTATTGTACCACTTCTTAAACCATTGTAAGGTTCTCTTTCTGATATTGTCTTTTTCATTAAACATGTCAAATGTCATATCTTCAAGTTCGCCGAAAACTCTAGTTTCTTCGCAATTGGTTTTAGAAAATAATTGATGATTATTGCGTACTTCATGGGCGCAAGTAATAATACCACTTTTGGCTGCTTGACGATGAATTTCTTTTAATTCTACTGTTGGGATAATTGTAGAATTATAGAAATCGGCAGCAAGGTTCAAAGCTCCTATACTCTCTAACTGTCCTAAGTCACCCAGCATGATTAATTTTGAACCATTAGGTATAGCTTTTAATAGACTAAGAAAAATTTCTCCTCCTACCATTGAAACTTCGTCTAAAATAATAATATCATAAGGTAAAGGATTTTTCTCATTGTAAACAAAAGGATCTTCGCTTCCAAAAGAAGGATTGTACCCTAATAATCTATGAATTGTACTTCCTGCAGCACCAGTTACTTCTTGTAAACGAGCAGCCGCTTTACCGGATAAAGCACATTGCGCAAAAGTACAATTTTCAATAGAGGCCAGTATACCACTAACAAGAGTAGATTTACCTACACCAGCAAGACCACAAATCAAACATACTTGGCTATCCAAGCCTAATTTAATACCTTCTAACTGCTCTTTAGCAAATTTGAAGCCTTGTTTGTCTTCTAACTCTTCAATAGCCTTTTCCCAATTAGGATAATTAAAAGTATTTTCGCTATTAAGTAATCTCTTAATATGATTAGCTATTTGTTGTTCTAATTCGTAGTAATATTTTAAGTATACTCGTCTATTGCTTTTATTTTCATTTTCTTCAACGATAATTTTTTCGGAAGATACAAGTAGATTTATAGCTTCACTAAGATTGGTACCTGTAGTATTTCCTTCTTCGTCATAATAGACTTCTAATATATCATCTTTGCTACCAAAATAATTATATATATTTAAAACCAATTCGCTAGCGATCACATATGAATTTCCTTTTTCACTTGCTTCTTCGTTCAGATAATTGATTATATAAGCAGCTAATCTTTCTTTCGCTCTTGGGTTTATGCCACCTATTAAAGCAATATTGTCAGCAGTCTTAAAGCCTACTCCTTCAACATCATAAACTAAACTATAAGGATCATTTTTAACCACTTCAATTATTCTAGAAGTGTTTTTGTATGCTCTTACTAATTTACGAATAAAATTAGGAGTCAGGCCATAATCTGCTAATTCACTATAAACAACTGAAAGGTCTTTCTTTTCTTCAAAACGTTCAATAATACAATTAGCTATATAATCTCCTATCCCATGTACTTTTGTAAGTTCTGGAATATTATGTTCCTCGATAATTTTTAAAGGATTGGGGTGTATTTTATAAAGCTCTGTAATTTGACCTGGAGTTAAGAAAGTTTCTAAAAAAGCTTTTTGATTTACAAGGTTATTTAAATCAATTTCTTCATTAATATAAATAAGGATGTATTGTTCTCCATAAACTGGATGATCATCTCTCTGAGCTAAAATTGTATATATTACTCCCGGCTTAAGGGTTTCATAAAAATCGCCTTTTATACAAACGTTATAATTCCCCACTTCACCTTCAAGTATCTCGACTACATCCCATTTAGTAATACCAAAATTGTTTTCTCCTTCTCCCAAAACTAATGGCATTTTAGGAAAAAGTGTACACTGATGATAAGCTCTTATTTTAATTAAATTTTTGTCATTAGATTGCGATTGCATCCTCATTTTCCTCGTCTACTCTTTCTGAAATTAAATTTAAATAACCATTATCTTGTATTTCTGTGATAATTTGTACGGTGTGTTTGTATATACTGTCTTTATATTTCTTAGGCATAAAAAACTCACCCTTACGAACTCCAGTAACTAATAACATGTTACCTCTTTTAAACCAAGACTTTTCTAACACTTCTTTTTTCCCTGTAATTGGATCTTTTTTGGCGATCTCTTTAGAATAAAAAGTGTATTGACCTTTATAAAATTTAACTACAACTACGCCATCTGGTGTTAAAAGAGTAACTGTTCCGTGATTATTATCTTTATCAATAACTGTTCCACAAATTCGACTGAGCTTAAATCTTGGAACTGATTTACCATTAAAGAAACGCTCTTCCTCAATTTCTGGTTCCTCTGGTAATTCGTCAAAGTTAGTTATATTATATCTTTTACGATTAACATTAACAAGCTCGTGATCATGGTAATAATAATTCATAGAATCCATTTCCCAACGAGAAATAGTTCCAAATGCCTTATCTTGCCATGCCAAATCAAATTTTTCTTTATTAATTATATCAAGATTTTTAGAGCTTGACAACACATTGGTGTAGAAATCTGCAGAAAGTTCATCAATAATTTTATCTAATGATCCTCTTTTAACAACAAGGCTTCCTTGTTCTGTGTACTTGTAATCTTTACCTTCTACCATTTTGTCTTCGAAATTAATATAAAAATAATTTTCTGCCTTTTCGTTAGACAATTTATAAAAAAAGGTATTAGGTGATTTACCCGCTTTTTCTACTAAAAATTTATCTTGATATAAATATTTTTTAAAAAGATAATAATGCCATTCGTTTTCCTTTTGTTCCTCAGTTAATAAATCCAATCTATATAAATCTTCAATATTACTTTTTGAAAGTTTAACAAGTGGTTTGTTAACCTTCTTTATAAAATCAGCCATAATTTCTTCTCTTGGCTTACCTTCAAGAATATCAAAAGCGCCTGCTTTTATTAATGAAATCATAGCAGCATCGCCAAAAGTAAAATCACTATCCTGCTCTTTTTTAGCGGAACACATTTTATTATAAAAATCTTCCATAGAATTATATGGTTGATTTTGAACGATAGCTTTAGCCTGGCTCGTTCCTATCCCATTAACAGCTTTTAAGCCATAGACAATCGTATTATTCTCTACATCAGGTTTAAACCCAAAACGAGCTCTATTTATATCTGGGGGTATAATCGAAATACCTTCCTTTCTCATACGGCCTACTGCAGCTGCAATCTTACCGTAGTTTACTGTGCTATCTTCTCCCCCAGAATCAGAAATAAGATTAGCGCAATTCCAGTATATTACCGGAAATTTATAGGCTAAGTTTGCTTCTTGCAAGCCTATGATTGAATAAGCAAGTGTGTGTGCTTTTAGTTAAAAAACTGACTATTTTTTACAACCTTTCTTCGTCAGGCTAGTAAGGCACTTCCTGCGGTTGCAAGCTGTTTCCAGAAACGTATCAATAGTTTCCGTACTCTCCTTCTAACAGGAGATAGTCGATACACTATTTAAGGTATAAGATTAATGTATTTTTCTTAAAGGGTATTTTGTATCGCTTTGACGATACGAACTCCCATAGTTGATTTTTTTAATGGTGCTAATCGCTTTATTATATTTTTTAGCAACCTCTTTAATAGTTAATTTCGATTCCTTGAGATCACAGATAACATCTTGTACCCAGTTTTCCCAATTGTGTTTTCTGCTACTTCCTTTAACGCAAAGGGGGTATTTAAACTCACTATTGTACCAGTAGCTACCATTGTTAATGAGAGAAAGCATCCCCATTGATATATTATGGCGCTTTGATATTTCTTTGTAAAAAATCCCAGCAATGATTTCCTGTTGAATAGCTTTTTGCTCTTCTGGAGAAAACCAACTTGTTTCTCGATTTTCTTTATAATTAAACAGTGGATAACTTAAGTTTTCATTAAAGAAATTCAAACCATAATTGATGTTGTCCAAAAAAGATTCAGTTAGATCAGGAGAATATTTTTTTAGGATATCTACTTTGGTCGTTCCCTTCAGTAACAATATTTGGATGTTTAAGACATCATTCAGTGAAAATTTCTTTGATGTATTTATTTTTTGATGAAAACTCATCTTGTTCTGAGAAAAACCACCCTCAGTTATATTATAACCACCGGATTTAACAAGTGAATTAAAAAGGGAGATGTAATATTTTTCTCTTTCGTTGGACCACTCACGCTCTTGTTTTTCATCTAAGCCTTCAGGACTACTTTCGATTTTCTCCATGCAGAAATTATCCCAGCCATATTTTCGGATTTCTTTATACAAAGGAGAATTATAATCGTGAGCTTTTTTGTTATAAGCTTTAGACTTATGACCATTTAAGCGTTTTTGCATATCGTTGGTTTGCCCTATATATATTTTTTTATTGATTTGATTGGTTATTTTATAAATATATCTCATATCTTATACCTTATTTAGCACGAGATTTTACCCTCGTTAGCTATCGTTTCAGAATGCCTTAAATTCCTTTATATAAAACGATAACCCCGTTGATGAAACGGTTAAGCTTGTGTGCGCCACTACAACGCATTGAATCCATAGCCTTTAGAAGCTCCTATCAATACAAACCATACGTAATCACATAATTTTTTTGAGAGGTTCTTTTCTTTCGCAACCTTAAAAAATTCATCTTGTAACTCCATAAACTGTTTTGGATTCTTTTTTGCAATTGATTTTCTAAGTTTGTCTGCGTAAATAAGATCATGCCCACCCATTTTTTCATCCATAACGATCATCATAAAGTTCTCTTGATTAGGTAAGAAACCATAGGTTTTCAAAGCATATTCTTCCAACCAAGTTTGCTCTTCTTTGGTGAGCCCCCAAGCCGTCATTTCGTTATACCACTCTTGAATATTTTCTCTAAAACGAGCATATTTTTGAAGTGGAGTTTCTGTTTGTCCTTCTTGCGGCATAAGTCTCATTATAGAGTTTAATGCTGTAAGCTCAGGTAAATTTGTAGGTTTTCCTAATTCGATTGCCTGATATCCAGATTGTTTTTCAAACTGGAACAACGACAAAATTTGATGATGACAAATCATATTCCAAATTTCTGGATTGTCTCTATCAAGATTATATACTCCCAAATACTTTTCGTAAGTAGATTTGAGGTCTCCTTGCCATTCAATTAATCCATCTTCTAGCAACAGATTCAATTCTTGATGAATCTTTTCCAATGCATCAATATTAAGCACATCGTACTTGATAAGTCCCATATCTTCCGCTCTATGTAAGTCTACCTGAGTTATAATATCTCCTGATCTAGTCCTCATTAATGGACACGATTCAGAGAGATTTCTAACGGACAGTATTAATCCACCAGCATGAGAGCCACAAGCTACAGGCAGCCCTTCAATCTTTTGAGCGATTCTCCAAACATCTGGATATTTATTATCCATTAGATTGCGAAATTCGGTGTTTGGTTCTATGTTGTTATCTGGATCACCATAATAGGTCTGAGCAAGAGTATAAAGAATACCTCGTTCACTTTGGATAAAAGAGCCTATATAAACTCCTTCTTCATTAGTATAACCGAGAGCCCTAGCTGCAATTTGAAGGGCCTTTTTAGACTTAGCTGTACCAATTGTTTGAACTTTTGTTACGTGATTAGCGCCACCGTATTTTTCTCGTAGACTGGCTATAATCGCATCCTTTTTGCTACCCTCACTATCGAAGTCTATATCCAATACTGAACTACGCTTTTCGTGTAAAAATCTCCAATAGTAAGTTTTGGTTTCCTCTCGTAAAGGATTTACCTGAGTTATATCCAACATATATAGCAGCATAAAGCCTACACCAGAACCACGCCCAGCTCCACACAAACTGTTAGATTCCCATACTGACTTAATCATTTCCTTACATACTAACAAGTATCCTGACCATTGAGTATGTTGAGCCTCAGAGCTTACAATAAGCGCATTTAAGCAATCAGAAATGGCTGCATAGGTTTCTTTATTTTGAAATTCTTCCGGTCGTAATTCTAATTTATTTAGAATTTCTCGACACATGTGTCGGTCGCAATCATGCTCTGACTTAAAAAAGTATTCAAGTAAAGGTATATCTTTTACAAACTTGTTGTACAGCTTTTCATTAGGCTCAGTATCATCGAAAGATTTATATGGAATATCTAATGGCTTATCCAATGTGTATGTTGTGCACATTTCATATATCTTAAGTGTATTAGCTAAGCCAAGATTAACGGATTCAGCTCCTATGTAATTATCCATATATTCGTGAATTTCTTCTTCAGTCATAATATATGTTGTATCATAAAAGCCGTCAACTTCACGAGTACTGGAACCCTTTTCATCTGACAACAAGAAATATTTATGTATTTCTCTATCTTCTTTTTTAAGATAATGACTATCTGTTGTAATGATATAAGGAATACTAGTTTCGTCACTTAATTTAAGCAACATATTGTTAACCTTAATTTGTTCCTCTTGATATGAAGGCTGTAATTCTAAAAAGAAATTACCTTTTCCAAATTCTTTCTCCATACGAAGAGCGAATTTTTTAGCGTCATCGTATCGATCATCTAGTAACAGTCTGTCAATTTGTGAACCTAAGCAAGCAGTACTTCCGATTAAATGCCCAGGATTTTCGCGCATAATACGGAACAAATCGTCAAAATAAGTTGGGGTTCTTGGATTTACATACATAAAATAGTTGTCTACCCAAGCTATAGTGGACAATTCGCGAATTTGCTGATACCCTTCTAAATCTTTTGCTATAAGAATAAAATGGTACAGAGTAGTATAATCTTTTTCTTCTTCAATTTTTTTGCGAGAGGTTAAATAAATTTCATTACCGCAAAGCGCCTTAAAATTTTCCCAGTTTTGAGGATCTTCTTTTTGTTTATTTGCCACATAATGCAGTAAGTCTATATGCGCTGTAGTAGCATCATGATCGGTAATACCTAGCCCATGCATTCCCAGTGCATGTGCGTATTCAACCATATCTTCTACCTTGTTGATACTATCCAAGAATCCTCGAATATTAGAACCTACTGCGGTGTGATTGTGTAAAGAAATGTACAAAAGCACCCCTCCTTTTATTATAGAATTTATTACCTTTTCGATTATAACACAACCCCCTGAAAAATATCAAGGGGTTGATTAACTTTTTACCAATCAAAATCTTCGTCTGTTAATTTTTTAGTGGACTTTGAAATTAACTCTTCTTCAAAATCCCACTTTGTGTCAGAATTTACTTTATCCTTAGGAATTTCTTTAGATTCGAAATCTATGATTTTAACTTGAGGAGTAACTTTGTCTTCCCAGATATTGAGGTTAAATTCTCCTATAATAGTAATTTCTAAATCTTTTTTGTTAACGCCCAAAGTTTCTCTACCAGCTAAGGTAAGATTATCGTAATCATCAAAATGACAATATTTTTTTATGAAAGAAATATTATTATATGTAAAACGAATAAAGTTATTATTTTCTCCATAAGCTTGAATTTGACTGGCATTAATTTTAATACCGGTAATTGCAAATAAAGGAGAAGGAACTGTACTTCCAAATACCGCGTAATTTTCAGCTACTGCTCTTATATCATCGGGGGTTAACTCTTCTACTGGAATTTCCCAGTCACACTGATAAACAGTACTAAGTTGATCAAGAGGAAGTAACTTGTTACACTTTGCTACAATTTCTTCCAGCTTGTTTTTAGGAAGAGATATACCCATAGCATTATTATGTCCAGCAGTAGCAACTCCTACTTCTTCTAAAAATTCTTTTAAATTCTCTAAATTACTCTGTGCATAATTTCTTCCACTACCACCAAACTCAGTAGCATTTTTTGATCTCATTAGCACAACTGGTCTAAAATACTTAGTAGCAAGCTTCATAGCCAATAATCCCGTAACCGTAGAGCTTTGCAATAACTGGGTTCCATCAACAAATAAAATGCTATTTTTATCTAGTTTTTTATCTGCGATTTCAGCCTCTATTTCCTTCATATAGCGACGAACTTCTGTATCTTGACGATTTTTTACATTTACGCATACTTTAGCCATATACTTTTGCAAAGAGTATAATTCTTTAGGTGGTTTCGGGTCATCTTTGTGCTTTCGTCTCGGTTGATACTCTATAGTTTCTTGTTCTCCCAGAATAGCTCTAAAAGAATTGATTTTTTCATCTTCTTTACCATAACGAATACAGCTATTGATCTTGGGAGCAATATACCAACCAATACTGATAATATACCTTCCCCATTTCATATCTTCTTTGCTAATTTCAACTAGTTCATTAATAAAATCATTTTTATAATTTCTTTCTTTAAGTCCTTCAAATACATAATATCGATTTTCTAATTTTCTTAAATCCATATTATCTGCTATTAAACCCAATGAAAGTAAATCAAGATAATTACTTTTGCAATCAGGAATCTCTTCTGTTGTTTCATAAAAAGAACAGTAAGCTTCAATAAATTTTTGTACAACTCCGGCTCCACACAAATCTGGATTCGGATATTGGCCATCAGTGCAATTTATCGCTAAGCAATAATTAGTGTAACAATCCGTTTTAATTGATAATTTATCTTCCTTGTATAATTGCTTTGCTCTATCTCTTGTAATATAATTGTTAGTTTTTACTTCTAAAAATTCATTTTCAATAATATGGTGATCTAAAATCAATATATCAGCTTGAAAATTTTTCTTTATCATTATTGCTTCTTTAACACTCATAGAAGCATCGGGAACAATGATTAAACCATACTCATCTGAAACATGATTAGCTAAATCTTCATAAAACAGACCGTGTTGTTTACCTTCATCCAGCTTAAAATCAATTTTGATATCTGGATTTAGCGCTTTTAAAAACTGGATTATCATTGAACTAGAAGTCCAACCATCAACATCACAATCAACTTTTACAAAAATTTTACTGTTGCTTTTTATATGCTTATGAAGTAGTTCAATACCCTCTTGCATATTCTTTAATAAGAAAGGATCATTAATATATTGTTTAGTGGGGTGTAAAAAGCCTTTAATATCCTCTTCTGGCACACCACATTCTAATATGATTGCTTCTAAAAAATCATCAACTTTTCTAAAATCTGTTTTATGCTTTACCTTCCATTGTAAGGAACTTTTGTTTTTAATCATAATTGATCACCTTAAAATTCTTGCGTCTGTTATTAGCTTCTCTAGCGTCTGCTTCCCTTTATCCATAGGAGAATCTTTAAGATCTAATAAACTGCGCTTATCATAAATTATATAAGTATTAAAAAACACTGCGAGCTTCTGACCTAAAGCGGTAATTCTTTCAGTATATCTCTGAAATTTTTTATACGTTTTCTCGTCTTGCTTATATACGTTTTCTTTTGTAATGTCAAAATCTTTATCAAAGCCCAAAAAAACAGTTGTTACTCCAAGCTGCTTAAGAGCTTTTATTTGCCAATCTGATATATTAAAACCACAAGTTGCGACCGCTATAGAATTATCTCCATAAAAACTGTCGCTCAACATAACAGATTTTTCACCTTCTACAATAATGGCTGTTTTAGATTTCTTTATAGCTTCATGATTTTGATATAAACCGTATAAACTAAGACCTAAAGGATGTTCATAAAAAGTCTCAACTCCTCTATTTTTAAGAAAAGCTGGCATATACTTGTTATTACTATCTTCAGGATTTAAACTTCTTCGACGTATACCAATTAATCTTCCTTGAATATCGTAATGTGGTATAATAATATGCCCTTCCCAATAAAAACGAATATTATACTTTTGCATTGTTTCTACTGTAATTCCTTCATCTATCCATCCTTGATAGTAAATTTGATTATCGTAGTAGTTCATAATATTGGGATTATAAAAAGTAGTAATCTCTTGGGTTTGTCTTTTGTTCTTCTTGTTTTCAATATTTTTTTCTAACTTAGCAATTTCGCTTCGTGTGTCTTGAATAGATTTATGGTTTTGGAAACCTTCTCTTTCACTATTGAAATTAGATATTCCAACCTTTTGAGCTACATAATATAGACTTTGTTTAAAATCCCAATTTTTAACTTTCATGACTAAGTTAAAAATTGACATATTGCCGCAACAAGTCCAACATTGGAAACTTTTTGTATCTTCATACCACCATAATTTATTAGGAGAATCTCCACCGTGACAGATTGTTTGAAACATTAGGTAATCTACACCTTGTGAAGTTGTCCCGGATCCCCAACAAGGAGACCCGAGCTCTTCTAATATTTCTATAACAGTATTTTTATCTAGCAATTCTAATATTTCTTGTGTTGTCATTTTTAATAATCAAAATCCTCATCATCAAAATCATCTCCGACAATAAACTCTCCTTTATCTTTATTAAGAAAAGCAACATTTTCTGTGTCAGCTTGCGCTTGTTTTAAGAGTTTCTCATCGTTACGAGTCTTTATTTTGTAAGAAGGGTCTTCTTTTTCTTGTTCTTCAACTAATTCATAAGTGTCTTGAGTTATTTTGCCTTGCTTAAACTGTTCCATAGCATCTGTATTAGTAAAAATATGAGGCTGGCCTATTTCATCTACCACTACTCTACTTTTTTCAATTTTCAAAAGTTCATATTCAAGATTGGTAGTAAATAAATCATGCACTCTCATAGTATGATAATCGATAAATAACCACACTTTAACTTTACCATAACGACCGCCCCTGTTTTTATAAACAGTTAAACAAGCATTTGGCATTGGTTTCCCAATTAATTCAGATCTACGAGTTATTGGTTCAATTTTACCCAATTCTCTTTCTGTCGGATGTGTAAGAATAATGCCTACATCACATTTATCTATGATACTTTTTGCGCCTCTTACAATAGTTTCATCATAATTTTCGGCGTTTTTATATGCCCCCGATACTTGAGTACAAGTATCTATACTGATGTTATATTTTCGAGTTAAATCTTTAAGTTTTGTACTTAAATTCGCCAAAGCTTGATCGTCGCGCATTGCATATCTACCTTTAGAAGCACCCGCATATTCAGCCAATAACTTTGGGTTAGAATAAATATAATCAAAAAATACAGCTGTAACATTATGCATGGTTACATATTCTTCAATGATAGACTCAAGAGTATCAACATCATATTCTGGCACATATTCCATAAATATACCACAATTTTTTTCGTTGCCGTTCTCATCTTTTTGACGTAGAAACTCTATCGCTTGCTTAACCCTTTCTTCTTCACCTGGAGCATATTCATTTTGCGTAATATGATCTTCTGGAACATCAGCCATGTACGCCCAAATAATTGGCTCTACTTCTTCAAGAAGCTCCATTTCTGTACCTATGTATAATGCACTATTTTCTGTTCCATGTGGATTAGGTTCCCATTCTTTCTTTTGAGAATTCCAAAAGTAAGGAGCAAAAGAAAAGCACATATTTGCTATTGCTAATCTTGTATTGTGAGTAACAATATAATCATTCATTAAATATAAATGGTCATCATTATCTACTGTAAAGCAAGTCATACTGGTTTCTCGATCTGTAGGCACTATTTTCTTTATTGGTACCAATCTTCTTTGATCTGGTATTTTATCATTAAGAGAATAAGGTAACAGTTCTATCATTTTTGATGTTTCTTTAAACATTAAAGGGGTTAACTTTTTAGTCCAAGTTAATTGCATTACATATGTAATAGCTCCCATATGTTTCTTTTGTTTTGCGTAAACAATTATTCCTAAACTATTGCACAACTCTTTCAAAGAATTATACATATATTCACTATTTGTTTGATAAGATACTATACCCTTCTTAGCATTTTTAATAGTTCCGCTAGAATCTAAGATACCCTGAAGTAATTCTATTCTCTGAGTCACAGAACCTAATAAATATATATCTGGAATACTTCTATTATTATAGTTTTCTTTTAAAACTGAATAAACAGAAGAAGCTAAAGCTTGTTGGGTTGTTAAACGAAGGTAATCAGTTTCTTCTTTTGTTTTAAAATAGTAAGTATTTTTATTTTTGATGTCTCTTTCATAATTTAGTTTTAATTCTTTTGAAACTAATTTAACTAATTCTTTATTAGATGTTGTCATCGAAATTAATTCCGACGAGAAATTCTGCATTTTTTCAAGAAAAACGCCAAAAGCATAGGGGGCAATCTCATATTGCTGTTCTGGATAATCAACGCAATCATTGTTAGGCAAGAAAAATTTATATTTACCTAATATATTACGATATTTAGTTACTTTTGCCTCATTATAAATTGTTCTTGTATCTGCAACACGGATACCATCTGAAGTAACGAATTGCCACAAATGTTGGTCGCAACATTCGGCAATTCTTCCGTCCGCTAAATGTACTTCCCATATTCTTTTCTTTTTAGGTTGTGGATGAACATGTAACACTTGCGTTGGTAATCCATGAGCGCCAAAAATGTAATCTCCTTCTCTTATTTCTCCAACTTTTTTAAACCCGTTAGGGGTAGGTATAATTGTATAATTAGGAATGGCTTTTCCAGTACCGGACGGTGCTGATAAAACGGTCATTCTTTTTTTTCTTAATCCATAAGTAATTGTTGTTAAAAATTGACTAGCGTAACTCAAACCAAAATCTGGAGATTGTTTCCAAATTTCCATTTGTCTTAAAGAGTCAACTCCACCAGCTTTCTTTTGGTCTCTTATTCCCGACTGACTAAAAACGTTAGATATTTGTAATATTTTGCTCTTATAATAAGCTAAAATAGTATCTACACTATCCTCTTCTAATTTATCTCTTTTTGCTTCTGATGCTTCATCCATTGCTATATCAGTTGGATCAAAATATTCAGATACATCAATATTAGCTAACAGTAATTCTCGTAAAACTGCCCATTTACGAACAGTGTTATAATTCATTTCGAAATTATCCAATGACGCTAATTCTGATACATTATCCATATATTTAGCACCATTATGTTTAATAAACATTTCATATTTTATTGGATAATTTTCTTTTAAATAAGCTTCAACAGTTTCTGAATTTATATCAAAAGCGTTATCACGAACCATATTGTGAATTACAGAAAATAAAGTTCTGTGAAATACATCTACAAAATCTTCTAATCTTAAAGAATAATTTTTTAAAAGCTCTGGTTTTTTTATTAAGCAACCTAAAACTTCTCCTATAGCATTTTTGTCTTGATATTCATTTAAAGAAGCTTTCTTCTTATTAATATCTGAAATATTAGACCTATTCATTAAACCCCTTTTCCTCCTCTTCCTCTATATATTCATCTTCAATGCTATTTAAATCAATAGCAGGCCCGTATTGTAAGTCTTTTTGCTTATTAATGAAAGCTTGACTACTTTCTTGCATTACTTGTTTATTTAAATGTACCTCTTTAACAGGAGTCTTTAACGCTTCATCAATATCTTCAGGAAGTTGTTTATAGAGTTCTCGAATACTCTCGTAATACTTTTTTGCTTGATAATAATTTTTAATAACTATACCTTCTATCCCATATTCTGATTTGAATACTGGAGGATTGTCAGTTATATCAAACAAATAGTGTAGTGTTGCTAAAATTCCCGTAGTTTTAAAACCGTATTGTTCCTTCAATCTTTTAACCTGCGTCATCAAAAACGGCATTAAATCTTGTTCTTTGTCACATAAATCATAAAGATAAGCTGAAAGAGCTGAGTTATCTTTTGATTCTTTTGCTTTAGGTTTAGAGCATTTAAGGCAATACGCTTTTCCACTAATTTGAACTATTTCTTCTTTAGGAAAAATTTGACCACATTGGGTGCATTTCCGATAACCTTTTTTCATATTAACCTCTTTCTTTCCCATTTTTTTACAAAAAAGGAAATGGAAAAGATAGGGGAATAGGAAAATTGTATATTCCCATTCCCCTTTCTAAAAAAATTAATTATTCGACTGTAAGTCCATTATTAGTAAGGTATTCTTCAAGTTCTTCAAGAATGCCTTGAATATGTTCACTTTGAGCTTCAGTGCAATCTCTTACTAGCTTACCCTTACCCAGATAACTTTCTACAATCTTTTGGTAAGCTGCCACATGACACGGCTCTTCAAGATCCTCGTCGGTTGTCTTGAGGAACTTTGCGATCTTGCCAACTCTAGATTTTGTTGTCTTAAAGTCAACCTTAACTTCCTGTTGAACTTCAACAGGTGAATCACTAAGTTTAACTTTCTTGCCCTTAGTATCTGTAACCATTGCTTCAGCAATAGCATTTACAAGAGCCTCATAGCTCAACTCAATCTTATCATTCAGATTTGCAAAATGCGAGCCAGCATAAATATTGGTAATATTATTTTTATCCTGGATAGTAAGAGCTCTAGGATAAATATATCTTTCTCCTTCTTCCTGACCAATATAAGCAGTAACGTCAACCATACGATTGATAATCTTACCACATCTTTCAGAAATATCCGGTGTAATAGAAGTAATTGCAGTCTGACCATCTGTTTCGGTTCTGGTCTTAGCATGAGCGATTAAACAAAGACCGTATGCAGTCTTTCCCGTCTCATCTGCAATCTGAGTAAGTTTACGAACATAAGTCTCAAATTCTTTGTCTACCATTTTCCAACCAGCACCATAAGGGATATCTCCAATTTTGTCAACCCCTTCTCTGTCGCAAACGTAAGTCTCACATCTTTCATAAAGCAGAGAAATAGTATCGATTGTAATAGTATCAAACTGTTCCATCAGCTGCTTATCTGCAAGCTGCTTAACATATTTCTTAAATTCACCCCAAGTAGGTACATCTACTGCATAAATGTTATCAATAGCGTTATAACCTTTTTCTACTGCAAGCAGCAGGTTTCTTGGGAACTGAACAGCAAGCGTTGTCTTTCCGACTTTAGGCTGGCCATACAGGAATACAAACTTGCCTTTTAAATCTCTACTAACCGTAGTAGGCTTCAAATTTTTTAAATCAATTGCCATAATCTTTTACCCTCGCCTTTCTTAGAATGGAAAATCATCTTCTTCAAGATCTTCTACTAATTCCTTAGAAGCCTTCTTTGCCTTAGTAGCGGTCTTTTTGGAATCGCTAACATTGGTGCCCCCCATGTTATTACGAGCATCGCCGCTTACTGTACCTTCAGAGGTTTTGTTTCCAAGATAACCACCAGCTTTGACTTCATCAAGATGAGTCTGTCTTTCGGTCATAGCGTCCTTCATAAGCTTAGGGGTTAAAGCATTTTCGCTTTCTGCGTCAATGACAGGTGTAGCACCTTGCAGCACCCATTCAAGATAAGGCTTGCCGCCTTCAGCTCTCTGAGCTCCGATGCCACCACTTGCGGCAGGAGTAACCTTCTTATTTGGCTTTAACTCTACAAAGAAAGTAGCTGTTGCTCCTTTTTCGTAGCCATTATCTTCAAAAGCGGTTACAAGATCTTCAGGGATAATAATATTCTTAATATCAAGAGTGTTGTTAAAGATATCTCTAGAAATAAGTCTCATTCTCTGTCTGCCAGTTGTATCATCGGATTCGGTGCCTGCTGTTTCATCCTTAACGGAATGAATAAAGCCTTCAAGATCGATCTCCTTTGCGTATTCATTAAATTTGCCGAATAACTGGCAATTAAACTGAATTGCTTCCCTTAACTCACCATCTGAAGCTACATAAGGATTATCGGTAATAGAACCAATCATATCAACATATGTTGGATTTTCCGGATCATCTACTGCAGAAACTGCACTATTGACCCACTTTTTTACATTAACGTAATTCTTACTGTCAGTTCCATCAGACTTCTTTGACTTAACAAAAGTACGAAATCTTACTGTGTCAACAGAGTTTTCGCCACACTGTACTGCTCCACTAAAAGAAAGATAAGGAACTCCGTCCTTAGTTGTTCCTTCACGAACATCGTTTAATTCAGCAAGAGCACCTGCAAGATGAACTTTGTTAATTAATTTACGAATCTTTTCTGTCATAATGTTTTTTCCTTTCTAATGTCTTTTGTGTCCTTTAAAAGTAATCATGAGAATGCCTTATTGCATTCATAAATAGATTATAGCAGTTGTTATTTTTAAAGTCAATAGATTGATTTACCAAAAATTATTTATCGACTTTATAAGGTTCTTTTATAATTTCTTGATATTCCTCTTCAGTAATTTGGTCTTTCTTTACGGCATTTTTAACCATAGTTTTAGTCCAAGCATGGCCATCATACCAAATTTTAATGTTTTCGTAGTTCTTTGAATGTTCCATTTTATTCCTCCATTAGAGTATCTGTCATCATAGCGGTGTAAAATACCTGCGCTTCGAGTTTTTCGCTATTTGTAAGGACAGTAGGGCGGTTTGCAATAATGCTCGCCTTTTCCTCGGCTGTAACCTCAACCACCTCTCCGTCAATGTACTTGTAGTTGTAGCAACCGCTTTCCATATCGAGGATAGGCTTTGCGAGGTATCTACCTTGTGCGTGATAAAAGTCGGGGTTATCGCCCTCGTCAATTTTGTAAATATTAGGTGCGGTTAAGTCACCCAAATTAGAGAGAGAACATTCACCTTCTATTTGTACGATATAGTTGTTTTCGTCTACTCTGATGAATACCCTGTATTTTGGTATTGTAAAATTATCCATTTTTATTCTCCTTTGTATGCCTCGCAAAACAACTTGTCAAACAAAGTTACATATGAGTGTGTGCCACAAGTTATCACTTTCTTTGACTGACAAACATTGTTTTGAGTCTTGTAGTAAACACATTCTTCACACGGAAATTTCTTTAACTTTCGCATTATCTTTTTAATCATATTGGTTTACCTTGCTTTCTACACAAATTCAGTTGATACATCAATATATGCGTCTTTATCGTACAAATAGAAGGTGAATG